CCCATAGTTAAATTCTGCAAGTGCACTATTTATAGCATCACTTGGATTGGTTGCTGTCTTTTCTATCTGACCCTTTCTTACATTTCTCTGAAACATCAACTGTAAACTCTGCCAGTGATGTGGATTAGTTATATCTATTTCTCCTTTTGGTTCTTCTCTTTTTAAAAATATTAAGTCTCTTTCATCAGGACAATATGTTGGTTTACCATCCAGACGAGGACTACAAGCGTGTGCAGGTGGATCTGTAACTGGTGCTGTACATCCAACCAATATGAGTGGTATTGCCAAATATTTAATCATTCGGGAACAGGTAATCATATCTCATTATATAGTATATTACTATTGTAACAGCAATTAATAAAATTGCAACCATTATAACAATCGACCAAGTAACCGTTTGAGCTGCCATAACTTAATCCTCCACCATTTACGTTTACGTTTGTTTGGTAATATCTCCTTAAACCGATGCATCAAATACCTTGGTCTTTATATCTTGAGTAAAACTCCTTCAAAGATGATTGACATTGACCTTTATTTTCTTCTGGATGCTCATCTTTGTATCCTTTAATTCTTTTCCATTCATTATGAAGTGCTCCAAGTAACCACGCTTGAGATAAACTATGAGGTCCGTTCTCTAATAGTTCAAGATGTCTTTTATTATTACAAAAATTTTTTGCGTAGTCTTCTCTCCAATTTGTATCGTCGTATGTTTTTTCCATTAAAGTCCTTCGCTCCAAAAGTTATCGACAGGGGTTATGTTTCTTGAAACAAAAAATAAACCAAGATTAGTTAGAAACCAAAAAGCATTTATTATCCAAGTGTTTCTCCAGAGATATTTTCTGTTATACTCTACAATAAAAATATCTCTTTCATTACCACCTTTTCTAACTATCTGCTCTAATCCTAATGCAACCACAAAACCGATTGCGTAGATGTAAAAGATAAAATTTAGAAAACTAGATGTGAGTAGTAAAAGAGATACCATTTAATTGTTACAAGTGTAATATTTATTATATCACTAAACCATCGACATCGCAAGTTTTAATTCTCTTGCGTGATTGAGTTCATCCTTTGCTATCTCTGCAATCTTTTTATCCTCTGGATGATATGCAGAGTATTTGACATAAGTTTCATATGCGTGTTTCTCAATTTTCATATTGATATCATACGCATCTATTGGACTAATGAAATAATAAGCAACCATAATCCAATAGTAAAGAAGAACCAAGTGTTTAGCGAAGAATCTATCGATCCAGTATTCATTGCCTCCACGAGTTTCCATCTCCTCCAAGTGTTCTGTTTCATTTAATGCCTGATAGAAATGTTCCTTCATTAAGTATATATGATCCTCTCCTCGAAGTCCAAGACTTTCACGGAAATGTAATACACTTATGAATGAAAAATATGGTGCTCTTGCAATAACTTCAAGAACCCAAAATCTTTGAAAGTCTCTACCTCGATAGAGAAAATCAATGATGTAAATTGTAAGATCTAAAACTGATGTGTTAAATTTTTTCATATAAGTATAGGATGTGCCCAAGCGTATTGTGGATAGAACCATAATGCGGTTCCAATGGTTGTAAAGATAAGAAAGGTAGATGTGATGGGTAGATTTTTCATTATTCCTCCTTCTTAATTGATTCCAAAGAAAAAGGATGTTCGTGTAGATACGGAACATCCTCCCTTGCGTGTCTTACTGCTTCAAAAGCGTCTTCGGCATATTCGCCTATTTCGTGATACTCATTTAGTTGGTCGTGCCAACTGAGTGTGTAGTGGGACATGATAGTTTCAACTCCAGTACATTATTATTTAGTCTAACACACTAGGTATAAATACGCATTTATGTGTGGACTCCCACACCTATCATACTCTTTTTCTTCTTATCTTAACAATTGAAATACCTGCCATCAAACCTACGACTAAACCTAGAGATGCTATTGCAACTGTAGTGCTGAATACCAATTCAACTGGAACGAAAGGTTGTGTTTCCCAAGTGCCTGGTAATGTATATACTGATGGGTTTGATGCAAAAATCATTTTTTTTCCTCTTGTAAATCAGGTAGTTGCTCCTCTACCCAGTGGTCTTTATTGTCAATACCTGCAGCTTCAACGTATCTCATTATATGTTGATCTACTTGATGAAAGACAGGGTGTAAATCCAAATCCATACGAATATCATGTGCAATCTCTGCAACCTGTTGCTCTGTTAGGCAATGATCAGGATGTAGTAAATCACAACAAGGTATTCTTGACTCAATCAATTCATTCAAATTGATTCTTATTTCGTAGTCTTGGTAGACTGCCATTTTGATTATTTACTTTCTCTATGTATATTCTAGCAGAAAATTTTAGAATTGCAACTTAACAATTCTTATTTAAGTCTTCTGCCATACCACCACCTATTTCTGCACCTTGATTACCACTAAACATTGTTACCCAACCAGCAGCAACCCAACCAACAATGGGAATATTAGCGACGCTAGGAGCAACACTGGCACCAACACTTGAACCAACGAGCCTTCCTGTGTTTTCTGCTCCTCCGATTGCTTTGATACAGGCTTCTGATTTTTTGTCTCCTTCTGTAACTGTGGTTGATTTATTGTGAACTGCACCGTCCATCGTGTATTGCTCAACGACTTTAACTTTGTTGTTAGCCAACCCAAGAAACCCACCTTTAGTATTACTATCCCTTTCCACACGCATTACTTTTGGATCGTTTGCTTTGTAATAATTCTATATCCATCTCTTCCAACTTCTGCTTCGTATGATGTATAAGGACCAACTGGTAGGTTGATACTTGGTAATTTACTTTGACGATTTGATAAAGAACCTATCATACCAATGTGAGATAAACCAATAAGTCCACCCAATCCCAAGGCGAACCATTTACCCCATTTCACTTCTTTCTTTTCCATTATCCTTTCTTAGGTGGTACTGAAGGTGCAAGAACCATTGGTGCTTGCTCAATTCTTATTGTTTGTGCGGGTGCTGTATTTGCTGCTTTCTCGATTAATACTTCCATATCTTTCTTAGATATACTTGCTCCTCCTCCTCCTGATGATGCATTCTTTTTCCTTTGTCCCGCCTCAACACCAAAAGTAGCTAGGACCCCCGTAAAGACTGAAGCTATGAAAGTTGGATCAATATTTTCCTGTTTTGATAGACCAGGAAATTGAACGTAATTTAACGTCAATATTCCACCTGCCCAGATCAAGATCCCAAGTCTTACAAAAGTACTTAGGATCGCCATCTGTTCTTCTTTGTCATCCATTGCCTCTTTTATTTTACCTAGAGGACCTTTAGGTTTTACTTCTTCTTTCTTTGCTTCAGCCATGGGATCAGTGCATCTATATTATATATAGACACTTAATCCTTAAAAACCGAATGGTACGGGTGATTCTGGTGCAGCAGGTGCATCTGGTGTAGGAGTTGATGGTGATGGTAAACCTAGACTACCTCCACCTAAACCACCAAGGTCTCCAAGACCACCAAGTTTTTCGGTAACTGCTTCCATTACCTTGCCTTTGACGCTATCGATAATCGCATCCTTGCGTATGAATACGTAACCACCAAGACCAACAACGGTGATAGATACAACACCACTTGCAATAGCGATTCCATTTACAATTTTCTGTAACATAATACTATTTAATTAAATTATATATCATACTCGCTACCTTCTCCCATATATTCAAGGGAAACGATATCGTGATTGACGTTCTTATCTTCTCTAAGTAACCACTCTGCAAATTCCTGACGTATCGAAACAGCATCTTTAAGTTGTTCAATATCACCATCTGTACATAGTTCGTTCATTCGATCTATTGACCAATCATAAGTAGTTCTAAGATTTTTCGTGAAACTGTCCATAATCCTTACGCATATAGCGTCCGAGTATGTTGCTATTATAGTACATTGGTGTCCCGTCGTCAAGTGACTCCATTAATACGTTATGTAAAAACAATTGTTTCGTCTCTTCGTAGTTTACTTTTCCAAGAGTTGTGTGGAGGGAGAGGATTTCTCTTTTGAAAGAATTCTTGCCATCTCTTCTAACGTCTTGTTTAAGTTCATCAGAACTTCCGTAATATCTCTTCCAGTCTGACTCTGAGGTGATTCTTCTCTTTCCTCCTTTTGGCTTTCTCTTCTGCACGAAGTACTTTCTTCCAATGTAGGACTTGCCGTTGGTGGTATTTGTGATGCGATAGACGAACCCATAGTAGTCCCCAATATCATCAGAGGTAAAAGGGCGACCTTCATATATCCAAGGGTTTTCATAATCAATATCCAAAATGTATTCATTACTATCTTTTTTTATTTAGTGGTTATTTTATAGTTTGAATCCACTGAAGGTATCTTTCTTGACATCTTGCTTGATACCTCCTACCACATATGACTCTACTTCTGTCTCCTGTGGTGCTACTTGAAGACCCTTAGAGGAGATCCAATGATCTGTCCATGGTAATGGGTTGTTTCTTGCAGGTATATCATACTGTGGTTTTAGTCCAATAGATCTGATTCTTCTATTTGCAATCCACTCAACATACTGATGTAGGAGTTTATCATTCAATCCAATCATAGATCCATCTTGGAAAAGATACTCTGCCCATCTCTTCTCTTCATTCACACAGTTATCAAACATTGAATATGTCCACTCTTCTTCTTCCTTGACAATCTCTTTCATCTCAGGATCATCACCCTTTCTCCAGTTGTTAATTATGTTTTGAGTTATTGCCAAATGCTGATTCTCATCTCTTGCAATAAGCGATATGATTTTCGCAGATCCTTCCATGAGTTTAAGCTCACCAAAAGCAAAACTACAAGCGAAAGATACGTAAAAGCGGATACCTTCCAAAATGTTGACATTAGTAACTGCACGATAAAGTTTCCTCTTAATTTCTTTTTGTTCCCAAGCACCACTAGTGCTGTCTCTCCAATCTGGTCTCCACCAGTTACTTGTATCATACTGATGTGCTTCATTGATGAATGTATCGTATGACTCAGTAACACTTGATGCTCTGTCTAAGATACGGTCATCAGATAGT